ACGGTTGATGCACCGTCCGGCCCGGTTTGCGAAACCGTAGAGACTGCTGGATTCGTTCCGCCGCTGTTATCAAGCGTCCAAATCGCATTTGAGAAATCGTTGCTATATGTCGCAATGTTGTTCCCTATTCCCTCAATCAGCAGCCCGCGAGGAGCCAGCGTGGTGGGGTCGTAGTCGAAGCGTGGGGTGTTGAAATATCCTGTAGAAGTAGAATCTGTCAGATAGCTCGGAGAAGCAACCAAGCCGGGTTCCAATTGCGCACCCCAAACCCAATATGACCCGGAGGTATCAAAGAATCCTGTGCCTTGTCCGCTATATCCGGCATAGACAGTCAAATTGTCTCCGGGTCTAATTAGGGATGTATTGGTGACTTTGAGAATCAGTCGATACCAGCCCCTTGCATCTGGACCAATGAATTCGTAATCGCCATCGGCAGCACCAATGACTTCATTTACGGTCACCGGACTGTTTGCCCATACAACATCAACTCCGTAAGTGTTTAGGCTAGTCGTTTCGTTTCTGATGGCGTATCGAAAACCAGAGCCATTGTTCAGACTACTTGGCTTGATGTAAATGGAATAGGTCATCCCCGTGGCAGTTCCCGCACCAGTGCCAAAATTCCTATTGTAACTGACGGATGTTGCACCTCCGTTAGTTGTAACTTTGGTTGCTTGTGTTCCAGATGGCGCAACAACAGGACCGGGTTCTGTTGCGTCTGCCGTAGCAGTCACGCCAGTTGCACTGAAACCACTCAACGATGCAGAGTTTGGAATGCGATTTGAAAATGCGTACTGCACCAACCCCAGCGAGTTGATGAAGGTGGCGTTGGTGCTTCGCGTGAACGTCAGGCGCGGGTCAAGGATGCCCGTGGTGAAGTCAAGCGACAGCGTGGAGCCGTCGCCGGCACGAGTCATCAGCTTGCTCGCACGGGACGAGCCGCTGATCCGTGACATCCTTGGGCGGTTGGCGCGATTCATCAGAGGGTGGACCAAAACGCGCCCATGTCGGGCGTGCCGCTGGACTTGAACTGGGCGGTGACGTACTGCGCGCCCGCCAGGTCGATCATGGCGTAGGCAGGCTCCACGTTTGCTCCAGCAGCCGTGGCCGGGGAATACAGGTTGCCTGACGGGGTTCCCGCGACCTGCGTGATGCCGCTGAAGGTACGGTGATTGGCCGTCCCGTCGATGGTGTAGTTCGGGACCGTGCCGCTCGTAAAGGTCAGCGTCAAATCAGCCACAACGGTCGGAACGTACCAAAAGGAAGAAACATTCGACCGCGTGTAGGTCACCCCGGTGGGATTTCCAGCGGTCGTTGTAATCGCTGCACCGCCAAGCGTTGCCGAGAGCTGGAACGTGCTTGATCCGTTCGTGGCAATGATGTAGTACGTGGTCGGGTTTGAATACGCCGGAACGGTGATTGTTCCCGAACCGCCAAATGTTCCGGCGATGGTCACGGATTGCCCGACCGCCAGGGTGGGGTTGGCGTTACAGGTAAAGTTGCCGGCTGTATCCGCAATGGTCACGCCCGTGAGCGTGCCGCTCGTGTCCAGGTACTTGCGCCACCCAAGGAGGCGCATACCGATGGAAGTCTGCGCGGTGGTCGCCGACACCATGAACGGCATGACGTAGAGCAGCGAGGGGTTCTGCCCGTTGACCGATGCCGATGTGTAGTCGAACAGCAGCCCGGTGGTGGGCGGGGTCTGAACGAGGGTCGCCCCGCCAGCGGTGTAGGTGGCCGGGACGGACGCGGCCGTCACCTTGCGGAAGTTGTTCTGTGCGGTGGTGATGTCCATATCAGAGTTCTCCTCGGCGCTTCATGTCGAGCGCAATGGCAACCGCCTGGTCCTGCGGCTTGCCTTCCTTGATGAGTGTTCGGATCTTGTCGCTGACGGCCTTGTCGGCCTTCTCCATGAGCTTGAGGCCGGCCTTGTCCTGCTCGGTATCATCGATCTCGGGCTTGGCGGCGGTGGCCTTCGCGGCGGGGCGGGAGGCGCGGAGCAGACCGTCCCATTGAACGCTCATGCCACTACTACCACCGAAGACGCGGTAGCCGCCGTCATCGAATCGCTGCACGTTGTATTGCGCTCCGTTGTTCCCAACGATAAACAGCCATTCCACTTCGCCTTGCATTTCGCGGGCGTTCGGAAGCGATGGCTTTCGACCCGTGATCTGATAGCGGCGTCCATCGGATCGCACAAGTTCATTGCCAACGATCTTGGCATCGTATCGCTTTGCCATCTCTGCCTTCGCGCCGGGACGGGAAGCGGTGACCTTGCGGTACATGGCCTCCCAGTATTTCATCATGTCGGCCACTTCCTTCAGGCCAGCCCTTGCCGCTTCGGCTTCCTTCTTGTCAGCGCGCTTCGAATACTTCTTGAGGTCACGGATGTGGTTTCCAAGGAAGTGAATAGCGGAGGATGCATACCCCTCAACGCCTCCTCGCGTACCCGCGTTGGGCTTGTTCTGATCTCGCTCCGCAATCGGCTTCCAGTTGCTGTGCATCTTGCGAGCTTGTTCCATGACAAGATCAACGTCACTTGCAAACGTGGCCTTCGCGCCGGGACGGGACATGAAGCCAGCCTTCTTAAGATCGTCCGCCGTTCCGCGCTTCACCAGCTTCAGATCAGCAATGTCTGCCGCGATGTTTCCTTCCGCAGAGGCCACGACCGCACGGTTGCCCTTAAGGGTAAGGATGCGCCCGTAAGCATCCATATGCTGGCCGGACATCACGGCGACCTTGTCGCCAATTTGAAAGGATGCCGCGTGGGTGGCCTTCACGCCGGGGCGGGAAGACTTCATCCGCTTGGCAAGCATTTCCGCAGCAGTAATTGCAAGGTCGTGGTAGTAGTTCCACTTCTTGCCATCCGGGTTCGCCTTCGCAGCGGCGCGGGAATCCTGAACGATGTAGCGCAGTTCGGCTTCAGACGCAGCGGACAACCACTCCTTTGCAGATCGAAAATCAAGGTGAACGCTGCCATCGCGCATCACTTGTTCAGCGCGACCCATCTTGGACTTTGAATTGCGAGAGGAAAGCGTCTTGACATTCTTGTTGTCGCCATGATTGGTGACTGCATCAATATCAACAGTCACCTTCTTGGCACCCGCGTACTGCTTTTGAATGTACGAAAGCATCTGCTTGCCGTAGTATTCGGCTTCTTGCAGCGTGTCGAACGAACGCTCACCAAGAATTACACCATCCTTGTAGCCGCGAATGACGAAGTAATTACCATCGCTTCGGCTCATCTCCGCCTTCGCGCCGGGGCGGGAATGCCGTCCGCTCTCGTAGAGGTTCATCACCTCAATGTTCATTCCTAACTGCTTGCCAAGCTCAAAGAGCCGGCGCATATCCGTCAGGTCGTAACTGTTGCGCTGCTCGGGATCTTTGTTCATGGCCTTGGCAAGCACGCGAATGTTCTTCTTTGCAAGTTCAGGCTGATCCTTTGCCTGACTTGCAATCCAGCCTAGTTCGGTGGCGTACTTCCCCATCGCAGCCTTCGCGCCGGGGCGCGCAAACACCCCGAGCCGCTGTTCGATTTCGTTGCGAATGTCGCTCATGCCTTCCATCGTAGCGTCCTCCTATGCGATTTACGCATTCACAAATCCGGGATCGGGAATCTGCCGCGTGTCGATGAGCTGCTGGCGCTTCCCGTTGTGCCGCTTCAGCGCGGCGTAGTTCACGTTGCCATCCACATCCGTCCACCCGCGCTCAAGGGCGCGCGCCGCCGGCACGGGTATCAGCGCGCAGCGGCAGTTGAATCCGCACGGTGGTGCGATACCCTGGCGGTCGAACATCTCCATCGTGCCGATGTAGCCGTCCAAGCCCTGATGCGTGGGCCGCGTCCGGTTGTCCCCGGTCGCGCTGTATTCCACCAGCGGCACGAACGCCTGCACCTTCGGTTCGCGCAGGGTCTCCGCAAGCCCTTCCGTGGCCGCCCGGTTGGTGTTCGTGCGTAGCACGGTCTCGAGCCGCGCCGTGGTCAGGTGCGTTCCCGTGACCATCTGCGTGGTGGTCACGAAGTCCCCGAGGTTCATCTTGCGTATCCACTTGCCCACCACGGACTTGCCGGGTTTCTCTTCGATGACGCGGGCAATCAGCTCCTGCGTCTGCCGCGTCTGCTTGGGGTTCATGCCCGTCACGAAGAACGTGCCGTCGGTGATCCGCTTGGCCGTGGAGATTTGCCCACCCTGGGGGTTGACCGTGATGCCGCGCAGGAGCGAATCAAGCACCGGGTTACGGGCGCGCATATCGGGCAGGGCGTTGTCGCGCTCGTGGTCGGCCACCTCGCCGCCGCTGCGCTGGGCCGCCTCAATCAGCACATCCCAATCCGTGCGCGAGATCGGCACGCGGGTGCGGAACCAGTTGGCGATGGGGGCAAGGAAGTCGCGGCCGAACCCCTCCAGCAGCACGCCCGTTTCCAAGCGGTCGAAGGTCAGGGCCGTGTTATCCTCCAGCATCCCCGCCACGGCCTCGTCCGGGATCTTGGCCTTGTCGATGGCCTCCCGTGCGCCGAAGAGCCACGAGGCCATCAGGAGGGCCGACGTTGCCTCGTGGAACGTCTGCCAATGCTCCGCGCCCGTTTCCCCCAGTACCTGGGCTGCGATGCCCCTGCGGTACGCCTGCTGCGCCTCCTTGAGGACGCTGCGGAGGTGCTTGTCTAGCGCGGCGCGGTTCATGCCTTGCGCTTGCGCTTGCGGACGGCCACGACCTTGGGAGCCTGCGGGGCGGGTTCCTCACCCTCCGGGGCATCGTTGCCCAAACCGAGCATGGCTGCAATGGGGTTGTCCCCGCCGGCCGACTTGCCGCCAAGGACGGGTTCGCCGTCCATCGGTTCGGCAAGGCCGAGGAGGTCGCGCACCTCGCGTTCGCTGACGCGGCCGCCGAGGGCCACGAACTTTTCCACGGCCTCCAGGCGCTCCTTGGTGTCCGGGCGCTCCGGGGCGAAGTTGAAACGGATGGCGCGGGCTTCGTCATCGGACGCGCCGAGCATCTTGGCGACCACGCGCACCAGGTCGGTGGTAATGGATTCCGCCAGCGCGTCCGCGTGGTAGCGGATGACGCGGGAGAGGGTGTCAGCGTGGAGGTCGGCAACGCCGGAGCCGAGGCCCGTGCTGCCCGCCTCGCTCGAGAGCGACTGCCCAAGGATGGCCTCCTTGAGCTTGCTGCTGCACCAATCGACCATCTCCATGAAGATTTGGGCGCGGCCCGCGTTCGCGTCCTTGATGTCGATGTCGTACATCGACTCGTTCGGGCCGATGCGCGGCAGCACCACGGAGTTGTCGTTGACGAGGTTCTGAAGAACCGTCAGCATCTCGTTCTTGGCCGCATCGTTTCCGGCGGGGTAGTAGCCCACCCGGATGCCGAGCGCGTACCGCTCCGCGTAGGCGGCGGCGTTCTGAAGGATCTCCTGCTTCAGCAGCCAAATGTACCAGCACACATCGCGTGCGCCCACGCCGCGGTAGACCTGGTCGGCGCTGTTCGGGTCGATGAAGTTCGGGGCGGTCGTGAACACGCGGTGCAGGACGATGGCGCGGCGCTCGTTCTCGTCGAACAGGTGGACGAGCGAGTCGAAGCCGAGGTCGGTCACCGACGATTCGTTGATGTACGCCGAGCCAACGCGCATAGCCACGTTGCCGCGCTGGTCGAATGCCAGGGTGTCGGAGGCGAACGGAATCCATTCGGCCACGCGCACGCCGAGCTTCGCGTCCTTCTCGTAGACGATGTTGGTAGCGGACACGCCGTACCACACGGCTTCGTGCATGGCGCGGAACAAGTCGCTGCGCCGAGGGATGGCGTTGACGATGTCAGCGATGCGGGAAGCAAGTTCCTGCGTGCGGGGGTTCTCGTCATCGTCCGCGGTCACGGACCATTCAAGGCCAGCAAGGGTGACGAGGAGGGAGCGCAGGACACCTTCGATGTCCGCGTCCATCCGCATCATGGCCTGGTAGTTCACATCCAGGCGGTACGCGAGGCTGCTGTTTCGCAGCATCAGGGACGCGGTACGGAAGTACGACCGCTGCACTTCCACGGGCAGGGCAAGCGGCCCGGTGGGTCCGCGGCTCGTGGGCGGTGGCAGGGGCTTGCGCGGCCGGCGGGCGGGCGGGAGGCCCGTTCCCGGAACGGCGTTCGGCATCAGAGGATTGCTGTGTGATTCGTTCATGCGTTAGAGCCGTAGGCTGCGGCCGCGCTGCTTGAGTTCTGCAAGTTTGCGCTTTGCATCTGCAATACGCGCATCGCGCTCCGCGGAGGCGGTCGCGTTTGCCGCTTGTCGTGCTTCGTCGGCAGCCTTGCGATCTTCGCGCTCCTTGGCGATGTCGGCAAGCTTGCGGTCGATCTCCGCAATGCTGCGGTCTACCGCTCTCGCACGGTCGGTGCGTTCCGGGCCTCGCGCCTTGGCTTCCTCAAGGGCGGTTTCTGCCTTGCGGACACGGGCATCGGCCTTGCGTTGTTCGGCATCGCTTGCCTTGCGTTCCCGGTCCTCGTAGTCGCGGTCGATGCCGCCGCGGGTTTCCTCAAGGTATTGCTCGGTGAACGTCTTGCCAGCGGCCTTGGCGCGTTCCTCAATCCCCTTTGCGGTCTTGTCGGTCTTGGCCGCCTTGCGGCCGGACTTGGGCGCGGCCTTGCCTTCGGAGCCACCGCCACCGGGCTTGCCGCCACAATCGTTCCCAGGCTGAAAGCCATCCGGGCCGATGCCGCAGTTGTCGAACAGAGCGCGGCGGGCGAAGATGCCCAAGCGGTTTTCGATTTCCTCTCGCGTGGTCATGGGTGGGAGTCTACCGCGTCACCCGAACATCCTTCGCTTCGGACCACGCGATTCAAACATCCGCGTGGGGGTTGTGTTGACGGTCACCACGCCGCCTTGGCTCACGACCGTACCGCTGGCGGCCGCGTTGCAGAGGTCCACCACAACGTCCACGGTGTCATCGTGCGACCCGGCGGGGAACGACAGCAGCTCGTCCAGCACCACGCGGAAGTCGGGCGCGGCTTGGCCGTTGGCGGCCTGGGGGAAGTGGAGTCGGCCCTGCTCCACGAAGGGCTGCGCCCCGGCGGCGCGGAGGTGCTTGTCCGCCCCGCGCTCCACGGGGATGACGGGCTGCCGGCAGCCCATGCGGAATTGGTCGAACACGCCCTTTTGCGGCCCGTTGGCCTCCGCGAGAACCAGTTGGCAGCCCCGGCGCTCCACCAGTTCCTTCGCCATGCGGGCGAAGTCCGGGAATGATTCGCGCACGCGCAGGATGTCGGTCAGGTACAGGTTGCGGTTGTAGTCCACCTCGCCCACGATGCAGACGGAGTAGTCGGGATCGTCGCGCTCCTGGCGCTTGCGGCCGTACCCCCAATCGATGGCGGCGATGGTGCGCGCCCCCGTGTGGTTGCCATCGTGATAGCGCACCCACTCGGGTCGGAACACGAGGAGGTCCGAGGACAGCGGCACGAGTTCGTAGGCACGGGCGTAGGCCATCGGCCCCATCTCGCGGCGGTTGCGGTTGAGCAGTTCGGCCGTAAACACTTCGGGCCACGGGCTTTCCAAGCCCCGGCATGGCCGGCGCAGGAGCGTGCCGTTCTCCTCGCATTCGCGCCGCCATTGGGCGGTGATGTCATCCGTGTGGAAGGGCGTGGCCGTGCGCCAAATGCGCGCCGGGTGCTTGGCGGACGGGTCCAGCATGGGCAGCCAAATGTTCGCCATCGCCTCCTTGACCTGTTCGCGGAGTGCGGGTTGCAGTACCGCGTTGCGGAGGTCGCAGATGTCATCGGGCCACAGGATGTCAGCGCGGCCGCCCGTGCGGCCGAAGATGCCGGAGGCTTGCACGGACGGGTCGCGGCGGGCGGGCAGACCGGGGGCGGTCACGCTCCAGGCGGTCACGGTGTCCTCACCGGGCTTGAGGGCAACGTGGGGGAACACGGCCCGGTACAGGGGGCTGCGGATGATGTCGCGCAGGAAGCGGCTCGTGGCGCTGGCGGCCTCGTCGTT